ATGAAACGCACAACATATCTTAATGCGTTTCACTTGTTGCAACTATTCAGCACTAAATTTGATTTGATTATTGATTTCAACACAGTATATTTCAATCAGTCAAATTTCACACTTGAAATTGCTGCAATATACAGCGTTCTAATTGAAGATGATACATTGTATATATTGACAAAAAAGAACGAACTACATCGCATTAATTCATCAAATAATGAGCATGTTCTAATTGATGCAAACTGCATATCAATTCTAAATACAATAAAATCATTTTTCAATATCAATTAAATCAATTAATTTATTAACCATTAAAATTTAAAGTTATGAAGAAATTAAATTTATTTGCATTACTTGCAATGTTGTTTAGTGTTACGCTGTTTATTGCGTGTGGCGATGATGATGACGATGAAACAAAAGACAGTGATGTTGCAACGTTAATTGTCGGAAAATGGAAATTTGTTGAATCCAATCATCCCGAAGAATTTGAACCTTGCGACTATGAAGGATGGACGCAATTTAAAGAAGGCGGTGCGTATGTTGAATATGATAAGTGCATTAATCAAACAATTAACGGAACATGGAAAATTGACAATGAAGGTAAATTGATTTACAATCAATCGAATGTTTCATTTACATTTAAAATCACTATCAAAGAACTAACAAAAGACAAATTAGTGTTGGAAGAAACAATTTTGGGACACACTTCAATTTTGACATACAAAAGAATAGAATAATAATCCTTTTTTAATTAGTATTTGTATCATTAGTACATAAACACGATAGGTAACTAATCATTTGTATTGCATTTCTATGAAATCAACGTCCTATTTCAACATCGTGTTTCGCACAAACAAAAAAGCAATTTGCCCTGCAATTTTCCCTTGCAGGGCTTTCTTTATTGCTTCTTCTGTTTCATTTCCCGATGCAATCTATTGTGACATTCAGCGCATAAACTCATTAGATTATTGTAGTCGTATGCTAATGCTAACAATTCAATTTCCGTATTTGCTTTCATAAATGTATGAACGTGATGAACGTGTTCGGCAGGCGTGATTCTACCAATTCTTTCACATTCTTCGCACAATGGTTGCTGTTGAAGTTTTGCAATGCGTAATTGTTTCCATTTCGAAGAATTGTATATCTTTTGACGTGCTTTTCTCTTTTCGTCATTCGTGTATTTCCTTTGCTTTTTAGGCTGTTTGTTTAGAAAAGGCATAGTTGTATTGGTATTTGGTTGAAAGTCTAATTGGGAGCAAAAAAACGTCCTTTTCGACTTTGTTTATTTCTTCTTCATCATCTATATATGTTACTTCATTCATTTCAATCGTTTTAACTGGAATTGTTGATATATCAATTTTTGATAGATTCCAAACGCATACGGTATTATCAGCAGCATATATTGCAACATAGATTGGAATATGATTTTTGCAATCATCTTTCAAATGCTTATATTTTTCAACTTCTAAAAAGCAATCATTGAAAGCATTAACCATTACATTTCTATTTTTCACTTCAATGTGTAGTTTATGTATATTATTGTTTGTTGTTGCTGTTGCAGTTAAATCCGTGTTTGCGCTGATTGGAAGCATTGTATATTCAATATTATTAAATAATTGATTAAAGAATGAAACTGTAAAATTTCTATCAATCATTTCTTGAAAATCAATCTGTTTTTGATTATTTCTTTTTCTCTTCATAGTAGTACACAACTTTTGTAATAAATATTATTAATGCTTGTTTTTGCAATGATAATCTTTGCAATGTTGTATTGTGTAATACTTGAATGAAATTGAAATAGCAATATAGCTATCAATAGTAAAATTAAGTCTCTCATTATCTTTTGATTTAGATTTGTTGTTATTTTTGTCTTATACTAATAAATATCACAAAAAGTAGAAAAAGTGCAACTATTCGCTAATAATTGCACTTTAAATAACAAAAATAAATCATTAATTCATTTATTATTTTCCGTTTCCCAACGTACTTAAATATAATAATATGAGTAGACCAACTTTAATTAGTTGTATATAAATAGTATTCAATTTTCAATTATTGTCAATATTAAAAAGAAAAAAAGCATGTAAATTGAATTACATGCTTATTAAGTGTTTGTGTACATTATTTAATGAGAAAATTACAATAATTGATACATCATTTATTATATCTCAAATGTATATATTTTATTTGTAAAAAACAACTTTATTTGTTGCAATCTTCAATATATTTTTCACAAAACGCACATCTTTCTTCAATGCTATCAAATGAATTGAGCTTTTTATAAACGTCTGCAATCACATCAAGATTCAAGTTATAGCAATAACAACCAACATTAACATCTTTGTATCTTGATATTAGTTTCAACATTACTAATTGGTTAATTGCCTTTCTAATTGTATTAACTGAAATATTCAATCTTTCTTTAAAATACTTCAATGATGCAAAATTTCTATTGATGTTGCATAATCGTATAATTTCCGCAAACACAATAAACTCATTGGGATTTAATAAACTAAATATGTACGGATTCATCATCACATAGTTTTCAAAATCATTTTCTTTCATATTCTTCTTCTGATTAAATTAATTATTTATTTGAATTTAATTTGTTTTTCAATGCTTTTCTAATCTTTCTTTGTTTTGATTTATAATTATGTACTCTTTCTTCATTTTTTTTGTTGATGGCATAAGTTCCTTCAACTATTCCATAATAGAAGCTATCACTAAAGCTACTATATACTTTTGTACCTGTTTTATTCTTTCTCATTATACAATCTATTTGATTTATTTATATTAACTATCTATTAAGTGAACCGACAATAATGTCGGTTCGTACTTGTTGAAAATGGCTGGCAACAATAGCGTCAGCAACCATTGAGTTACTAACTTGCATAGCTATATTGATTAGCGTAGCACTCATTTACATAATCAATTTCTTTCTTTGAGAACTTGTATTCTGTTAAGACTTTGTTTGCATCTTCTTTTGGAATAGTTTTCAAGTTATCAAAGATGAGTTTAAGTATTGCAGAACGTTCATCATTGGTTAGTAGCTTCTTTGCAATCTTATATTCATTGATAGCTTTCTTATCTTCATCTCTCATCATATCGTTTTCTGTTTTATAAGTTGAACTATTGGAATCATTATCTTCAATTGTTTCATCGGCAAATATCGTATCAAGCAAATTATCATCAGTTGAAGTATCTGTTGTTTTTTCATTTTTAGTTGAAACAGGAGCTTTATTTGAAGTAATAGCGTCAGCAGTTCCATTTGGAATATTACTATCTGTTGAAGTATCATTAAACAACATATCAACAGTTTCATTCATTTCAATTTTATCTTCTGTTTCAATATCTTCAAATACATTTCTATTGAAAGAAATATTAGCGTCAGCAACTTCATTTAATACATCAACGTTAGTGTCATTTTTAGGCTCTTCATTGAAAGATTGTCTATCAGTTGAAGAATCTATTTCTTTTTCGTTTAAAGTTGGAATATCAGCTTTATTTTCAATATTATCATTATTAAAAGAAGTGTTAGCGTCAGCAGTTCCATTTGAAGTATTATCAATCATTTCAATTTTATCATCTGTTTCAACAGTTTTTTCAATTTCTACTATATTACTAATATTAGAATCTATATTATCTATTTTATTTAGATTTTCTATTTTTTCTTTTTCTTCTATATTATATATAGTGGTGGTAGCAACATTGGACGCAATTTGCGTTGAAACTTGCGTTGAATCTTGCGTTGATTGTTGCGTTGATTGTTGCGTTGAATCTTGTACTGATTTAGTGTTCACTTTTTTACGTGCTCTTTTACATGGTTCTTCGCTACATGTAGTATCATAAGTTACTTTTGTACCTCTTTTCAACTTTTCAATTCTAACATTAAATTCTTTTATGTCAAAAATTGACATTTCATCAAATTCTTTGATTTTATCATAATTGATTTTAAACTCATTGGCAATTTTATTTTTTGAACCACGTCCGATTCCATTGCATTTCACATCAATAATACCATTTATATACAATGCTTCAATTGTACATCTAATATCACCTCTATCGAAAAGGTATATAATATCACTTATTTCTTCAATTGACATAAAGAAATAACCGTCAGAGGATAATTTATCTTTCAATTTCCAATAGCTTTCTTTTTGGATGAGGGCTAATAGTAGACTGTATGTATAAACATCACATACATAAAATAAATTCAAAGGTGCAGGGATGAATTGATATTCAATTTTCTTTTCTAATTCTTCCATAAGTTTACAGTTTAGTTAAATCATTATTAAATCAGTTTAGTTCAAATCAGAAAGTAAATGCAAGTAGCCCTAAACTGAAAAAATACTACTTGCAACCGTCTTGCAATCCGTCTTTCTATTATATAAATATATCTTCACTTCCAAATGTACACGTAATTTTGTTAAAATCCAAAGATTTTTCACATTTTCCCACTTTTTCTTTAACAAACCTTGATTTTCTCATTATTATACATATTTATATATAAAAAAGAACTAATACAATGAGAATCAAAAGTAACGAAGCAAACAAAATTTATAGCATGTACGACAATGAAGTACAAACGACAATGAGATACATACACACTTACTTAATCAAAAAGCATAAAAGGATACAAAACGAGTGGTTGCCGTCATTATCAATGCTGGCAGATAATTTTTCAGTCTTTTATCAATGCAGGGATGCAATAAAAGTTGATGGTATTATGGTAACAGACCGATTTGGAGTTTTGGTTAAACATCCTCTGTTGAAATGTCAAAATGATGCACAAATTCAAATCATCAAGTTATTAAACGAGTTCGGATTAACGGTTAAAGCGGCTGCAAAATTAAATGGTGATGACGTAGAAGAAGATGAAGATAGCCCGCTTTCAATGTTTTTAAAAAATGATGTAGAAAAACGATAAAATTATGAATAGAATATTAGATAATATTGAAGATTTAGAAACTTTTTTATACGAAGTAAAAAATAAGGTAGATAGTAGTGATAGTAGAGATATTGCGATTGCATTAAAATGCGCATTAACTTCAATTTCAAAATACAATAGAATTAAACGATTAATCAATGAAGCAATAAAGATTGGATATGAATTTTCAGAAGAAGAGATTGAAGATAAAATAAACGACTTATTAGGTGAATAATTCAATTAATGAACGCAACAACAGACATAACAAACACAATATACTATCAATATATTCAAGATGTATTAAATGATAGAGTTATTGCATGTAAGAGTATTAAACTTGCGTGCAATCGCTTTTTGTCATTTTTGAAAAAAGATGAATATTACTTTGATAATGCAGCAGTTCAACGTGTTATTAATTTCATCTCATTAATTCGCCATTATTTAGGAAAACACAACGGCAAGCAGTTTATATTGCAAGCATGGCAAACGCTAATTATTGCTGCAATCTACGGATTCAAGTACAAAAAGGATAATACAAGAGTTTGCCGCAATGCGTTTATTTTGATGGCAAGAAAGAATGGTAAAAGTGCGTTATGCGCTGCATTAAGTTTATACCATCTGATTGCAGACAATGAAGCAGCAAGCGAAATATTTTTTGCAGCAAATTCAAGAGAACAGGCAAAGATATTGCTTTCAATTACTTCAAATTTCGCAAAGAGTTTGGATGCAAAAGAAAAGATAATAAGCGTTTACAGGGATTTAATCAAATTCAAAAATAATTTCATCAAGGTAGTAAGTAGTGATACTTCAAAATTGGATGGTTACAATTTAAGTTTTGCAATCATTGACGAGGAACACGAAGCAAAGGATTCAAAGATGATTGATATAATTAGTTCAAGTATGGGAATGCGTGAACAGCCTTTGTTGATTGAAATATCAACAGCAGGATTTAACACATTTGGAATCTGCAAAGAAAAATACAATACATGCAAAGAGATATTGAACGGATTGAAAGAAGATGATAGTTTGCAAGCATTCATCTTTGAATTAGATAGTGATGATAATTGGGACGATGAAACTACATGGATAAAAGCAAATCCCAATTTAGATATTACTGTTACGGCTGACTTCATCCAGTCAGAGATAACGAAGGCAAAAAATACATCAAGTCTTGAAGTTAGTGTACGCACAAAGAATTTGAATCAGTGGTTATCAACTTCAAATGTCTGGATTACTGATACACATATTATCAATGCTACACAAAAATTGAATATTGAAGATTTTAGCGGTCTATGTTGCTATTGTGGTGTAGACCTTTCCGCAGTCAGCGATTTAACTGCAATCTCTTATTTGTTTGACACGGACGGAAAATATTACTTCTTCAATCGCTATTTCCTACCTGCATCTGCATTAAGCGACAATAGTAATGCAGAATTATACAAAAGATGGAACAGACAAGGATTGTTAAACGTTACGGAGGGCAACGTTACCGATTACGATTATATATTGAATGATATATTAAAAACAAACAATATCACATATATTGATTCAATTTATTATGATACATGGAACGCAACACAATTTGCAATATCAGCCACAGAAGCAGGACTAAACATGCAACCATATTCGCAAGCAATAGGAAATTTCAATAAGCCTACCAAAGAATTTGAACGACTGATTTTATCAGACAGAATTGTAATTGATGATAATGAAATCACCCGTTATTGCTTCAAAAATGTAACGTTAAAAACAGACCATAACGATAACTGCAAACCTGTAAAAACACAACGACAAAACAAAATAGACGGAGTTATTGCAATGCTGCAAAGTCTTGGCGGCATGTTACAACAACCACAATATTCAAATCAGATTTTCACGGTCTGATTGATATTTATCTATATAATATATTATAAAGTATTAATACTATGAATTTCAACATATTTAAGCGAAACAAACATAAAGAAGAAAGAGCGTTGACATACTATTCAGATGCTTTAAACTTCAACAATTATTCATCATTCAGCGCAAATTATGCAATGAGATTGAGTGCAGTTTATCGTGCCGTTGAATTAATAAGCGACAGCGTGGCAATGCTACCAATCTATGTACAATTCACAGATAATGATGGATATAAAACACGTTATAACGAACATTCAGCAAACAAGCTATTGAACGAGCAGCCGAATGAATTAATGACACGTTATCAATTCATAAAGTTGCTATTGATTGATGTAATGTTAAGGGGAAACGCTTTCGCATACATAAAAAGAGATGATGTAGGAAATTGTATTGAACTTGTTTATTTACGTCCCGATACTGTTACAATTGATTATAATGAATTAACACGTGAATTGAAATATAGATGTAATACAGTCACAGGGATAATTGAGCCTTGCAATATGATTCATCTTGTTAAATATAGCAATGATGGAATCAACGGTATTTCAATTTTACAGAATGCAAAAAATACATTAGCGTTAACGAATGATACTGAAAAACAGGCTTCAAACTTTTTTAGGAGTGGTTGCGCACTGGCTGGCGTTCTTACAGTGCAAGGACAACTGCAAGACAAACAGAAAGAACAGATTAGAAGCAGTTGGAACAGCGCATATAATTCGGACGGAAGCGGTTTAGCAGTGTTACAGGGCAATATGTCGTATCAACCAATTTCAATCAACGCCACAGATGCACAATTGTTGGAAAGTAGATTGTTCAACGTCAGTGACATTGCACGTTTCTTTTCAATCAGCCCTGTTCTTTTAGGTGATTTATCTAAATCATCTTACAGCACATTAGAGCAATCACAGTTGCAATTTTTGTCGCAAACGCTTCAACCATACATCACAATGATTGAACAAGAATTTTCAAGAAAGATTTTTAGACCATCTGAAATTAATTTAAGCGTGAACATTGATGAAAAAGCGTTGATAATGACGGATAAAGCAGCGTTAGCAAGTTACTATGTGCAAATGTTGCAGAATGGTTTAATGACAAGCAACGAAATACGAAAAGAGTTGGGATTAAGTTCAATCGAAGGCGGTGATGTTACAGTAATGCAAGCACAATATTTACAACAACAAAACAATAACATGGTTAATACAGATGTAGAAGATGATACAGAAAATTTATAAGAATACGGATTTGTTATTTACAATTTCAATTGGTGATAATGATAACATCATCAACATTGCTGATATTGGTGAATTAAGCATCACTTTCTACACTGATACTACAAATGTGGAAAACCATATTGTTGTAACTAAAGATGATATTATTAATGATAATCAAATCTTTTTAGATAACACAAAACTTGATTTGTTGAACGAAGGATTGCTAAAATATAATATCAAATTGAGATTCAACAATACAAGTATCAACGAACCTTTTGATATTGCAAAAGATGTTGAGACGGAATATTTCATCAAAAATAATAATTTTAATGATGGTAGTTGCACAGGTGGTACGGTATCAGACACATATTCAAAGTCTGAAATTGATTTGAAGTTATCATTAAAAGCAAATTCAAGTGATGTATATTCAAAAGCAGAAACAAATGAAAGATTAGCAGACAAAGCAAATAAATCTGATTTGCCCGACATTTCAATATTAGCAACAAAAGATGAATTGAAATTGAAAGCTAATACCAATGATGTATATTCAAAAGTTGAAGTTGATGAAAAGATTGCAGATGCAGGAACAGTTGATTTGTCATCATATTATAAAAAGAATGAAATTGATAACAAGCTATCAACTAAAGTTGATGTGGTTGCAGGAAAATCATTATCCAGCAATGATTATACAGATGCAGATAAAACAAAACTTCAATCACTATCAAATTATGATGATACTTCAATCAAACAATCATTATCAACGAAGGCTGATATAAACAATGTATATACAAAGAACGAAGTTGATAAAAAGATAGATGATGCAGTAACAGGTGAGATTGATTTAAGCGATTATTATAAGAAAGTTGAAATAGATAGCAAGCTATCAGAGAAAGCCGACATATCAGCCATTGCGGAGTTAGCGACTAAAACGGAACTGGCGGGCAAAGCTGATGCAGCCGACGTATATAGTAAGACGGAAGTCTATACTAAAGCAGAAGTTGATAAAAAGATTGCAGATGCAGGAACGGGAACAGGCGGAACAGTAACAAGCAGTGAAGTTTATATTTTAAGATGGGATGAGATACAAGCGACAGAAGAACGTGCAGCCCTATATACAAAGTTATATGAAAGTTTTTGGTACAATAATACTGTTAGCGTCTTATTTAATGTGATTAACGGCACAGATGAATATATCATTGATGTTAATAACATATACAAAGATAATTCAGCTACACGCAACGAGATAAAAATGTATGGTTCTTGTATTCTATCATCTTCAATATTTCACGTTGAAATTGTATTAAAAAAGGACGGTTCATTTACGTTTACAAAGAACAACATTGCAATCAATAAGCTAAATACAATGCAATTAGAAGAAAGAATTGAAACATTAGAATCTGAAATAAAAAATCCAACTGAAATGAAAGTTGATTGCTTAAACTATGAATAGAAATGAAATTAGAAAAGAAATTAGATATAAAATTAGATAATGTAATCATTAACAATATCAACGTTAATGATTATGTTACTAAAGACGAATATAATTCAAAAGTTGAAGAATTAAATATCACTAAAGAGGATTTAATTAAAACTGAAACAGAGCTATCTAAATCTCAATTAGAATTAGATTCGACAAAAGAAATTTTAATTGAAAAAGAATCCGAATTAAATTCAACTAAAGATGAATTATCCGAAACTCAATCAGAATTAAGTAATACGAAGATTGAATTAGATAATGCAAAAGAAACATTAACTTCAACTCAATCAGAATTGAATAGCACTAAATCAGAATTAGATGAAGTTACAGAAGATTTAAACGAAGCAAACACAAAGATTGAAGAGTTAAAAGAAAATGTAATTGATTGGTCGGAAATTGGTTATCAGTCTGCATCATCTGTTTTTGTTAGTGCATTTGATTATGCTAAAGAAATATATGATAAATGGGATAATAATACAACATGGATAAATCATACGAGTGATACAAAATTGATTTATTTTCCTTTGGTTGACACTTCAAATGTAACATCATTAGACAATTCATTTGCGAATTGTTTTGCATTGCAAACAATCCCTGTAATTGATACGTCAAAAGTTGAAACAATGGTAGGAACATTTTCAGATTGTCAATCATTACAATCAATCCCTGCAATTGATACTTCAAATGTAACGTCATTAAGTCAAACATTTTATAACTGCAAATCATTAAAAGAATTACCTGCAATCAACACATCAAAAGTTACTCAAATGTATATGACATTTAACTATTGCACTGCATTACAATCAATCCCTGCAATTGATACTTCAAATGTTACTAATATGGCTAACATGTTTACAAATTGTACTGCATTACAAACAATTCCTGCAATTGACACTTCAAATGTCACAACAGTTGATTCAATGTTTAAATTTTGCAACAACTTAGAAAGTTTACCTTTGTTAGATTTTTCAAACGTAGAAATAACAACTGATTTTTTATCTTATTCGTGGGACAGTAATATGATAATAAGTGATATTGCAGGTTTTTATAATTTACATGTTGATTTTGACATTTCAAATTGTAATAATTTAGCAATATATTCAATACTGAATATCTTTGAACAAGCAGCAGACTTATCAACAGAAGGAAAAACAGCAACATTGACATTAGGAGCAACCAATATCGCAAAACTTAGTGAAGAACAAATTGCAATAGCAACTCTAAAAGGCTGGACTATTGCATAATAATTTCAAATAAAAACACAAACAAAAATGATACAATCAAATTACACAGTTCAAATTCTTCAACCCGAAAAAGGGTTCAAACTGACACAAAAGAAAGATGTAGATATTCGTCAAAGAATCTTTAGTGATAAGATATTTTTATCTATTAATGACGATGCGAAAAACTGGAAAGAAATATCGGACGATGAAGCGAATTTGTTGCAACAGAAGCAACGAGAAATAGCGAAACAATAACAATTTACTTTTCAATCCCTGCTGATATTTATATATATATAAAATAGTATCATAGGGATATGAAAAAAGACACAAACAAAGAAATTAGATATATCAATGAAATTCAATCAGCAGATTCAGAAAGTAGAAAAGTTGAAGGTTACGCACTTGTATTCAACAGTGAAAGCGAGGATTTAGGATTTATTGAAACAATTGAAAAAGATGCAATAGATGATGAAGTTATTGCAAAATCAGATGTATTTGCATTGATGAACCACGACAACAATAGAGGAATCCTTGCACGTTCAAGACGTGGTAAAGGTTCTCTATCATTAACCATTGATGAAAAAGGACTAAAATATTCCTTTGACGCACCTAAAACAGCACTGGGAAATGAATTGCTAGAGATGTTAAGACGCAATGATATTACATCTTCATCCTTTGCGTTCACTGTTGCAAGCGATGGCGAAAAGTGGGAAAAGAGGGACGGAAAATATTATCGCACCATAACAAAAATAGATAGGTTATATGATGTCAGCCCTGTTTATTGCCCTGCATATTCTGAAACATCTGTTGCATGCAGAAGTTTCAACGATATACTAAAAATTGAATCTGATAATTTAACGCAATATTGGGATTCATTAGACAAAGAAATTGATTCAATCGAATAATTATATATAGTAATACAAGCAAAATGAACAGTTTAGAAATACAAGACAAAAAAGCGCAATTAAAATTGCGAATGAAAGAAATTGTAGAAAATTGCAAGAAAGAAATTAGAGAAATGAATGAAGAAGAAAAAACGGAATTTGATGCAAACAAAGCAGAAATTGAATCTTTAAATTCTCAACTTGAAGAACTAAAAGCAAAATTGCAAGAATATGAAAAAGATGTTGAAGAATCATCAACACAAACAGAAAATGAAGAAAGAAATAAAACAAACAAGACACATAGTACTATGAAAGAATTTAGATTATTATCAGCAATCAATAAGATTGCAAACAACAGAAACTTGTCAGAAGATGAACAAGCCTATGTAAATGCAGGTGCAAACGAAATGAGAAAAGCAGGACTTTCATTTGCAGGTCAAATTCAAATTCCTGTTGAATCCCGTGCAACAATCGCTGCAACAGTTGACAATGTAGGAAAAGAAAATGTTGCAACAGATGTAACATCAATTTTAGAACCACTTAGAGCTAAAAACGTATTAGTTGCAGCAGGTGCGAAATACATGTCAAATTTGATTGGTGATGTGCAAGTTCCTGTAATGGGTGCAGGCAATGTTACATGGGAAAACGAGACAGCAACAGCAAAAGACGGAGCAGGCACATTTTCAGCAGTGAAATTGCAGCCTAAAAGATTGACAGCTTTCATCGACATTTCAAAACAATTCTTAGTTCAAGACAGCAACGATGCAGAAGCAATCATAAGACAAGATTTAATTAATGCTATCAATTCAAAATTAGAAGCTACAATATTAGGAACAGGAACAGGCAGCACAACAGAACCAGCAGGTTTATTTGCAACTGCACCATCTGCAACAACAACTGACTACAAAAAATTAGCAGCATTAGAAGCAACAATTGAAGATGCAAACGTTATTAATGATTGCAAATACATTATGTCTAACAGTGCAAAAGCCACATTCAGAACAACTCAAAAAGGAACAGGCACAGCAAGTTTCATTCTTGAAGGCAATGAAATTGACGGTCAACAAGTTTTAAATACTAGCAATGTGGAAAAAAATATGTTCGCTTATGGTGATTGGTCTAATCTTGCTATTGGTCAATGGGGAGCGATTGATTTAGTTGTAGACCCTTATACAAAAGCAGCAGACGGACAAATCAGACTTGTTATTAATGCATATTTCGATGCAAAAGTATTGAGAGATGACACAATTGTAACAGGAAAAGTTGCGTAATAATTGAACTAATATAATATCAATATGTATTTAAATTTAGAACTTACAAAGAAACATCTAAATGTTGAACAAGAATATATTGCAGACGATGAATATATCTTGCAATTAATGCAAGTTGCAGAAGATGCGGTTGCGAAGCATATTGATAATAAATTGCAGAATTTAGAAGATGAAGCAGGAAATTTACCTGCTTCTCTTTTACATGCAATAATGTTGTTAGTCGCTAATTTCTATGCAAACCGTGAAAGTGTTGCATTTGCTTCATCAAGCGAAATTCCAACATCATACAACTATCTATTAGACCTATTCAAAGATTATTCATCAAAAAAAATACAATAATGCAAAGCGGATTACTACGAGATATAATTGAATTTGAAAAGCGTGAATTAATAACAAACGAATTTAACGAACAAATGATTGAATATAAACCTTGTTTAACCACAAAGGCACAAGTTATATATTCAAGTGGTGCACGTTCCGTTGAAAATAATGAAATAGTTATCAATTACAATCCTGTTTTCGTTATTCGTTACTACTATGCTATTAATGAAACAATGCGTATTAAATTCAACAATCATTATTATCGCATCGTTTCAATTGAACCACAAAAGCAGTATCAACAAAAACGAATAATAACTGAATTAATCAACGAATAGTAATGGTAAATAGCAATAATGAATTTACAGTTGATGCAAAACAAGTGATTGCAATGTTTGATGAATTTAATGCAAAGTTGAAGAAGAAAACATTTACAACTGCATTAAGAAAAGCAGCGAATATATTGCGAAAGCAGACAATCACAAATTTAAGACAAGTTGTAAAAAGAACGAGAAGCAAAAACAGGTGGAACGGGAAAACGCTTGAAAGTGGTATTAGAATCAAGATTGCAAAATCAGCGCAAGCCGCAAAAGTGCATTTGATGGGTGATTTTCGTTTGAAATTCTTTGAAATGGGAACAGCCGACAGGCAAGTAACTAAAGCGAAAGGAAAGCGATTAAAGAAAGCAAGATACACGGGAAAGATTGATGCAAAGAGATTCTTTCAAAAAGCAAAACAAACAACAGAATCACAAGTATTTAATTCAATTGAACAACACTTGATTGAAGTAATAAAAAAGATAAATGAGAAATACAAATGACAGGAATAAGCGTATTAAAAAGCATATATAAACTATTAGTTGCAAATAAAGATTTAGTTGCAATAGTTGATAATAAAATGTTTCCTCTTATTGCAAACGAAAATACAACGTTTCCTTTTATCGTTTATCAACGTGATTCAATTTATGCAGAATATACAAAGGACTGGCGATGCAATGACAACATTAACATTAGTATCAATATTGCAGCAACAACATATAATCAATCTATTGAGATTGCAGAATTAGTTAGAACAGCAATAGAGGGCAAAAGAATAGATGATATATCATCAATTAGATTGATAAGTATGAATGAAGATTATTTAGAAGATACATACATTCAAAATCTTCAATTCAACGTTATTTATCAATTTTGATTGATATTTATATATAGAATAAAACACAAACAAGATACAACAATATGGCAACAAAATATATAAAAGGTGGCGATTTAATGTTATTTGAAAAATCGGGTTCGACTTATACAGCATTTGCATTTGCGAAAAGTCATTCACTACAAATTGATGCTGATTCACTTGAAGTTAGCAGCAAAGACAGCGGAAAGTGGAAGGAGTTTCTAACCACTAAATTATCGTGGACTATCAATGCGGAACACTTATACACAGAAGAAAATTATAATTCATTAGTTGAAAAGATGATTGCACGTGAACCGATTGAAATTTTATTTGCAATCGCTACAAATTCCAATGACGAGGACGGAAAGCCCGCAGAAGGTTGGACGGCTGGAAGTGGTTGGAAAGGTTCGGCAGTAATCACAAGCGTATCGGTAAATGCGAATGACGGTGAAATTGCAAGTTATTCAGTCAGTTTACAAGGTTCTTCACCATTAACGAAACAAGCATAACAAGACAACATAACAGCACATTTCTTTTGATTGGGAAGAGTAAGCACTATTAGATAGTGTTTGCTCTTTTTTTATATCTCAATCAGATATTTATTATAAAAGAAAATTGAATTATGAAATTAAAAATAAAAGAAAAAGAGATTGAATTAAAATACACAATCAGAGCACTTTTTATTTTCGAAAAGATTGCAAATAAGATATTTACAACAACTTCAATAACTGATATGTATTTGTTGTTTTATTCATTAATTATTGCGAATTGTCCCGACATTCAACTAACCTTTGACGAGTTAATAGATATATGTGATAATGATATTACAATCTTCAACAACTTCGCTACATGGTTGACATTTGAATTTGAAAAGCAAGCACAATTCAGTGAAAAGAAAGAATCTAAAAAAAAAGCAACGAAGAAGATTTAACTATTGAAAAGTTGTTCCAACTAATCGTGATTGAATACAAGATTTGTTCAATTGAATATTTCTTTGACAAAATGCAATTTTACGAACTAAATACAATCTTATCTTCATTAAACAAGAGTATCAAAAATGATTGGGAACAAACACGAATGATTGCATATATTATTGCTCAATGCAATTCATCAAAACAATTAAAAGTAACAGATATATTGAAATTTGATTGGGACAATGAACACAAAGAAGATACAACAATAACACAAGAAGATGTTGCAAGATTAAAAGCAAAAGCAACATCAATTGCAAAGACATTAAACACAAAATAAACAATGAGCGATTTAGTTACAAGGCTGATACTTGATAATAAGCAATTTAACGATAACATAGCGAGAAGCAAACGAGAAGTTGAACAATACAACAACATTCAAAGTACAATAACTTCAACGCTTTCAAAATTTGCGGGTGTAGTTGGTGTCGCTATGACTGCGGGACAAGCATTTAATAAGGTGTTGAATAGTAGTCAAACGTTAGGAGATATGACAGCTTCTGCAATGCAAGCTGCAAAAACTGGCGTAGATGAATTTTTTTATAGTCTTGGAAGTGGTGATTTTACATCATTCTTGAATGGTTTAGATGATATTATTGCAAAGTCACAAGACGCATACAACGCATTAGACCAATTAGGAAATACAAGAATCTCATTCGCTTACTTTGAAGGCAAATTTGATGAAGCTATTGCACAAGCACGATTGACAGCAAAAAACAAGCAATTAGATGAAAACGAAAGAAGAAAAGCGTTTTCTATGTGGGATGCAGAATTGAAGAAAAAAGAAGAAGCAGGTGTAACGGTCGCAAATGATGCGTTAAATGCGCTTACTAAATCAATTGTAGTCGGAACAAAATTGCGTGCAAGTGATATTTCGTTGAATGATTTTGAGAAGGTGATGAAAATTGATTTGATGCCATCTACAACGCGTGATGAAGCAAAGAATTTCTACAAACAACAATACAATGATTATTTGAAGTTATCAAAGCGAATTGAAAAAGACAGAGTTATTGATGTAACTAAAGCAGGCAACAATTATTCAAGAATACAAGATGCAAATAATGCTGCAAGAATTGCACAAGAAGGTGCAGCAGCAAAATACAAAGATGCAGTAATGTATAACAAATTGTTGAATAAATTGTCAGATGAAGATTTGAAGAAATTGACAGAATTAGGCAAAGAATATTATGCAACAAGCAGATTAATTGCACAACAACGACAAGAATTCAATGAATCCACGACAGAATTTAGTAATTCAATTGTAACAGCAGAAAAAGCAAAAGAAACAGCAGCTAAAGCAGCAGCACAAAAAGCAGCAAAAGAAGCAGCAAATGCAATCCCAACTGGAAGCATTGCAGAACTTGATAAACTGATTTCAGAAGCTAAAAAGAAATACAGTAATGCAATAACAGATGCAGCAAGAGTTGAAGCATTGAAGTTAATTAAAGAATTAGAACAAAGAAAAGTTGTATTGAATATCACTGCAAAATTCAATTCACGTGATTTAGAAGATTTGAAACTACCTGCATTGAAATCATCTGATTTTGATACTTCAAAATTGAAACTAAAACCAATATTCACAAAGAATGATGTTAATTTAAATCAAGACTATGCAAATTCAATTAGTGATGTTACTTCTGCATTTTCAACAATGGGAAATACTATGTCTACCATTTCATCATTAACACAAGACGGTGCAGACACATGGTTTAATTACTCAATTAGTTTAATGTCGGCTGTTGCAAACGCAATCCCTGCAATTACTGCATTAACAACAGCGAAGAAAGCAGAAGCAAACGCCAATTTGGAAGCAGCCGCAACAGGTGCTGCAAGTTCTGTTGCTTCAATTCCTTTTGTCGGTTGGGCTATGGCTGTTAGTGCGATTGCAGCAATTATTGCAGCAGCAACAAATATTCCAAAATTGGAAAATGGTGGCGTTGTATACGGAAATTCAATCGTTAATGTTGGTGAATATGCAGGTGCATCAAGCAATCCCGAAATTATCGCACCATTAAGCAAATTAAAAGAATATATCAGCCCAAAAGAAAGCAACGCAATTGCAGGCAATGTGACATTCAAAATTAGAGGGCAAGAACTAGTAGGAATATTATCTAACTATAATAAAAAGACAAACAAGATAAAATAATGTGGAGTACAAAATACTATATACCATTCAAATCTGTTAATGAAAATCAATATAGAATTGATATTGAACAAAATTCAATGACGGTATTTACAACCGATTATTACTCAATATTTTATAGATAA